ACTGGAGGTTTGGAATCATATAGTATGACCCCTGAGTCTATTGAAAGAATGAGTATAGCAGGTACAGGAAAAACAATGCCCGAATCCTATGTAAAACTTATGAAGGCTCGTGTAGGAGAATTACATCCCTTTTTTGGAATAAAGCGCTCAAAGAAAGCAAAAGAGAACATGAGGCAGGGACAATTAAACTCTGATTATGTACAGTCAGAAGAAACTAAAAGACGAAAAAGCAAAGCAATGAAAAAAAGATGGCAAGAGCCAGAGGTTATTGCAAGGATGGCAAACCGTAAAAGGGGAAAGGTAACAGACGAAACTCGTAGGAAGTTGAGTATGGCAAGTAGTGGTAAAAATAATCCTATGTATGGTAAACGAGCATGGAACAGAGGGATTCCAATGACCGAAGAGCAAAAGAAAAAACTACAAGATGGCAGGGAAAAATATCATACGAAAAAAAGAAAAGAGTTACTTGAGAAATACAGCCAAAGAACGGAAAAGGAATGTTATAGATGTAAAAAGATTAAGTCACTTGATATGTTTTATAAGAGCAAAGCTAATTTAGATGGACATATCGGATATTGTAAGCCTTGTGATGCAGACAGGAAAAGAAAAATATTATAAGAATTATAAAAAATTACTTGCTTTATATATTGTGAAGCATTATATTTATTACTAATAAATAATTAAAAAAGAGGGAATATGCCTGCAATCGGATTTAAATACCCAAATGGTGAACACATCTCATTCGAAGAAATATTTGAGGATGGTTCGTTAGATGTAGAGAGAATGGGTATCGTTTTACCAATGTTAAAAGAACTGGCTAAGCAAAGACCGCCAGATAGAAAGCCATCAGTAACCGAATGTCTTATCGGAACATGTGAGGCTTATCTTAAAAGGACTGAACAATATTTCATAGACCCGCAAGAGCACGCATTCGCCCTAGCAGGTACACTACATCACGCAAGGTTGGAGAAAAATGCAGATGAGGATTTATCTGAAATATCTATGGAAGGAATGGATATTACAGGAATCGTGGACTTATACGACGAAGAGAGCAATTCACTTATTGACTATAAAAATGCAGGTTCTTATAAAGTAGCACAGGCTTTAGGGTTAGACTTTTACCTAGAGGACGATCCAACTGGTGCAGTGTATCTGCGTAAGGGCAAGTGGGGTAAGAAAGGAGAACCCAAGAAGGTAAAAAGATTTTGGATGAATCCAGAGAAAGCAGACCTTGGCGATTGGGGATGGCAAATAAATTGCTACAGATATATGCTTGAAAGACAAGGCAAAGAAATAGATAATATGTATGTACAGATAACGGTTCGTGATGGCGGTATACAAGCCGCAAGAGACCGAGGTGTAGAGAGGAAAATATACCTTATAGAAGTTCCGTACATTCATAATGACCATATAGAGGAAAAATTCTCCCTAAAAAGAGATGCATTAATTGAAGCTCTAAGGTTCAAAAAGCTGCCAGAAATGTGCAGTGTAGAAGAAACTTGGGGAGGTAAGAAGTGCGCTAGCTATTGTGATGTTAGGGAGATATGTCCGTATGTTAAAGAAACACTTTAAGGAGAGCAATTTTGGCTAAGAAGAAAAATGAAATTGTTAGAATTCGAGACGAAGAGCTAGAACAGTCTATTGTTCAAAAGCACAGGAATATTTCTCAAAAAGTTACACCAAAGTCTCATGTAAAGACGAGGCCTGATGGCTACGACTATGTAGATGAGGCTTATATGCGTAACGAATTGACGAAAGAATTTCCTGTATGGTCTTGGTCGCCTGCAGGAGCAGAACCAGTACAGTTCCTTGGAGCTGAGTGGGTTATAGTTTCGGGGTTACTAAGAATAGAAGACAATGGTGTACTAAGAGAATTCTTTTCGCCTGGAGCTGCAAGAGTGCAATTCGCAAGAGGTAAACCGCACACCGCTGAAAATGTCAGAGATATTGACAAAAATGTAGCAAGTGCCAATACTAATGCATTCAAGAGAGCAATTAACAGACTTGGCAATGTAGCCGACGACGTTTACAGAAAACAAGACCTTACTTTATCCGATGAGGATATAGAAAGTATAGTAACCAAGATGAATGGTCTTTCAGATGAATGGAAGGACAGGATAATGGTTAGTGTAGAAAATGGTGAGGTTCTTAAAACTGACTTGAAGAAAGTCATTAACAAAATAGATCAACTGACTAACGAACAGGAGCAAGCCAATGGCTGATGTCGGAACGATACTCAACAGCGGTGGACAAGACTCTTGGTATGACCCAGCACAAGATTATTCTGGGCCAATGCCTGAAGGAGAGTACAAAGCTCACGTGAAATCATTAAGTGTTAAGAGGAACATAGTTGTTAAAAGCAAGTTTCTTTCAGACATTTATGAAATTACTTTCACGGTTGCTGATGAGAACAAGGATATGGAATATCAAAACGATAAAGGAGAATCCGTTAGCGGTTCTACATTTGTCGGAAGAGATTTCCGTTCCAAAGGTTTCTTTAGATTTAAGAAGCCTAGTAAAAACGAATACCCCAATTTAAGCGAAAATATGGGTTCTAATAGGTCTTATATGGAACTTGTGAACTCTTTTGGTTTGAATATGGAAGAATCGGATGGTAAGTTTTACCTTCCAGAACTCGATGAAAGTGATATTGAAGGCTTACCAGTGGTGGCTAGAATATATCACGACACTTGGACTGATGGTGAAGGTGAGGAAAGAATAACTCCGAAAGCTTCAATGGTATTCATTTGGGAAGGTGGCGATAAAAAAGAAGAGGATTTACCCTTCTAATATCGCTATAATATTATCAGGGCTTGGTTGCTTGATGCAAATCAACAGCGAATTAACGCCGTAGTACTGTGCCAAGTCCTGATTTTTTTACGGAGGAAATATGACAGAAAAAGAAAGAAAATTATTTGAACGAATGTATTTTCTACTGCAAACGTCTGAAGCTGGTCTATCAAAGATAGAAACTAGGGATATCGAGAGTAAGCTTTCGCTTATGATGGTAATGAAAAAGATTAATTCTGCTATTATGGCAGTCAGTGAATACTATGGTTCTGGGGAGTAGATTAGATGAATGTATACACAGTAAAGGGTGTTAGCTATTCTGAAGTTGAAGCTAATAGCAAAGAAGAAGCAATAGAAGAATATAAAGAGAATATACTTGAGTATATTTGTGATAACTGGGAAGTAATGATAGTAAACGATGACGAAAAAGTGACTGAAAACCTAAAATTCGCCTTGAGCCTTGTAAGGGAAGAATTAAAAGAGGCTCACTATGAAGACTCACAAAGCCCGTTGAACTTCCGAGAGAAATATTTCTTATTCCAAGTGGAAAGTAATTTAGAAAAAATACTAGAAGAATTAGGTGTAACAGGATATAAAAGGACTGCTTTAAAAAGAAAAAGAAATAAAAACCAATATGAGCAAATTAAAATTTAAATACATAGAAGAAGTAGAAAATTCTGAGAAGAAGATAAGACTAAATAAATCTGAAAATATGACAGAAAAAGATGTAGAAGATTTTTGTGATTGGGTCTGTGCTAAGGCTACCAGGCTCGGCTTCGATGTTAAAGAAATAGTAAAAGATGAAGATAAAAGAGTGGAATAAAATAGAAGAAGTTATGACAGAACTTATGGGCTGGGATAGAGGCATTGGTGTAATGTGCGACGAGCACAGATCCGTTGCTGCTAAAAAGCCTATATATGATTTAACAGAGCGTGAAGATAAAAAACTTAAATACAGACTTAGAAAAAGATATATTCAATATCAAAGCAGAACTATTCAAGACATAGAGGAGAAAGATAATTAACACACTAACAATAAAATATGAAAGGATTCCTTTCTGGTGTGTGGGCTGGCAATCGAAAAGCTGGTAATTATTGGTTGGCAAACTTATCCTCTCTGTCTGGTCGGGCTGAGGTTTTTTCCCAAAAGGCGATTTCCTCAGCCCTTTATTTTGAGGAGTAAATGAGCAAGAAAAAGAAACATAAAAAAACATACAAAGATCTGATAAAAAAGATGGAGATATATGAGAAGGAAATTACACTTCTTGACTCCATAGTTAGATACTATAGGGAATACTTGGAGCGTCTTGGCATACTTACAGAAAGTTATATAGATATGAAGGGCGATACAGAAAAACTAGTTGAATACATAGAAGAAAGAGGTAAAAAGATTGAAGGTAGATGGAATGAAAAAGTATAATTTCAAAAATCACTGCGCTCTTTGTGGCGAGGAGAAAGATAAATACACAATAGTATTTTCAATGACTCATAACTACGTACTTTG